CCAGTGTATAAGCCGTGCATAGGATTGTCAGGTAGGTGACGACCATCAAGAACGTACCAACGCTCCATATTCATCATTCTTTGCCTGTCTTCTTCTAACCAGTCTCTTTTGTAAAAGCTCATTGCAATGTAGTAGTTGAATTAGGGTATAACCTTGACTGCAAGAAGTTTACAGCCTGATCATCAAGTGTATTTGTAGTTTGTTTTGATGCTGCTTTCAATAGATTAAGTAACAATTTTTTACCTGCTTCACTACGCAAAAAAGCATAAAGAAGTGGCAAGAAAGGCTTAAATAGTTTTCGCATAATTAGACTTACTCTTCACAATCCTATACAAAACCGTTACATTTGGCTTAGTGATCCCCATCACGACTTCAGAACCTCCCTAGATTTGCACAGAAGGGGAGGTTTTGTCGTTTAAGCCGATACTTAACCTAACAGGATTATGGAGCAAAAAAACATTGTATGTTTTTGTTCACACTGCCTTGAAATAAGACGACAACAAGCAAGATTACAAGAGTTGAATAAGAGCAAGAAACCCGTTAAGTTATCTAAGTAGTTTACTAATCATGCAAGTAAATTATTAAACACGCAGTGGGATGCGATGTTAGTCAAGACCCCTTAGAGAGTAGAGGCTCTAGGGGGTTTTGCTTTTCCCAATGTTTTATCAATAGTTCTAACTCTTTAATTCTGGCTTTCGCCATTGCTATCTTTTCCTCCATCCATTTGGGTTGCGTGTAGCACTTAGCGTAGCAATCTCCTTATCAATAGCATTTAAACGATGGAAAATTTCACGTATATCTCGTTGCCTCTTATTTGTTTGGTTCGCTAAGACCATTAACGCTCCAGAAATAGCTGCCCCGATCAAGGCTGCGAGTAGTTCTTGAGGCATTTTTAACCTTTTATGTGTAATCTTAGACTACTGTTTCTTTTTCTCTATGGATGCCCAACAAAAAGTCAAAGGCCAAGCCAACAAAGAAGACAAAAAAGGGATACTAGGAAAACTTCAAGATATAACCCCAGACAAAGATGAACAGGTAGCACTCATTGGAGTTGCTGTCAGGCTCGGAATTGTCTGTTGGAGCGGATTTATCTTAACTTTGGCGTACGTAGATTTGCCTGGATTCCAGAAACAAAACTTCGATCCAACTTTCATCGCCAGTGTCTTCACAGGAGCCCTTTCGACTTTTGGTTTAGCTACAGCTAAAGATAAGAAGAATGGTAACGGTGTTACAAAAGAAGATATGGAAGCCATGATTGCCAAAAGCAATACAACAAATGGTGAACAAATCATTAGAGTACAGACTCCTTTGACCATTACTGGAGCCGAGGTTGTCAAGACCGATCCAATTACAGGGAAGGAGATTGATCCTATAACAGGAAAACTTAAATGAACAAACTCTTCCTATTACTCTTCTTAGCGGCTCCTGCTAATGCAGACATGACGCATAGCATCACAACTTCATCGCAGCTTTCAGTTAATGGAGCTTATACGGATGCCAACCGTATAGGTAGCACTTATGCCGTCTCAGGTTCCAATATTAAGGTTGCGACCGATCAGCATTTTGGAAAGCTAACTGCGGGTACTGCTACCACAGCAGCAACTCTTGATGTTGGAACGTATGACGTAAATACTGCGGGTGCTGCCTTTTCGTTCTCGGAAAGCTGGACTCAAGGTGATGCAGTAAACGCAATAGGTTCAGGAGTGGATGTCACCAGTGGAGTGGTTGCAGACATGCCAGCTTACGGAGAAGTTTTAACGATGTCTGGTGGAGTTGCAGGTACTTTGGCAGGAACAATTACTTCGGCTGGGGTTGTAACTTTAACCGCTGGAGGCGCAAACACAAGCGCCGTTGGCTCAGTAGTCACAAGTCTGACCGTAAAATGATTGAACTTATTGTTTGGATATGTTTTGTTGTGCTTTTATACATCTTTCTTAAGAATATAAAAGCACGATGAAAAGATATTTATCATTATTATTAATATTAAATACTCCTCAGATCTTAGCTGTGCCAGTTGTTCCTAACTTTTCTAGCGGAACAATGAGCGCAGTCACACGTACCACACAAAATGTTACTGAATCTATTGTCTCTACTGACTTCAACACTGGGCATACTTATACGATTAATGGAACGAATTTGTCTATTGATGGCACGACCCTTTCACCTTTGCCAGCAGAGACGAGCCAAACGATTAACGGAGTAAGCTATACATGGACAGGAGCAGATTTAACAACCAAACCAAACGTCACGATTGCCAATCCAGGTCAAGCGTTTCAATACGCAGAAAGTTACATTGGCCCTGGCCTTTCCAATATGACAACAATCAATCGAACAACAGTCTTAGAAAGTGTTACCGAAACAACTTCAGTCTTCTCGCAATAATATTATTTAGTAGCTCAAGTGCGTTAGCTAATACTTCACAAACTGCGGCTCCAGTTGCCAATACATCGGCATCGCTAACTAATATGGCGATCCAGACATTACAGGGAAATCTTATACAAAATCAATATGGAGGCGGAGTCGTTTGTCAAGGGCCAATGTTGACATTTTCTCCCTTCGTAACTGACTCACATTCGTTCTCTAAACCTAGAGAATACTGGTACGATGCTCCAGTTTACAGCGATGAAGGAGACATTTTATATTATCAAAGAACACGTACAGGACAGAAAGATAATTTTTCACTTAATGTCGGTGCAAGTTTAACTTTTTCAATGCCACTTGATAAAAGATTTCAAGAGCGTTGTTTAAGAAATGCAAAGATACAAGGAGAACATCAACAGCAACTAATTGATAATAAAAAATTAGACTGGCATATCGCAAGATTACGTGAATGTGGAAAATTACGTCTAGCTGGAATTGAGTTTGCTGCTGATTCTCCTTACTTTCATCTCTGTGAAGACGTTGTTGTTAAACCTAAAATGGGTCAAGTTTTACCACATAGGCACGTTATTTCTTCTCCTTTAAAGGTGGAAGACCCCTCTTCTCCCGATAAGAAGTAGTTCGTCTTTCAGATAAGTTTGGTCGTTTTACTTTCTTACCTAACGCCTTCTTTACCTTATTTACAACCTGCTTAATAATTGGTTTAACAGCTTTCAATAATATTGGTGTAGATAGTGCAGCAGTAGTAGCCACAAGGGTTATCGAGCCAGTTTTCACCACTGCTGGAACTGTGGGGATAGCATCAATTATCTGTTGTTGAACATTTAATTTTTTATATCTAGTTACACAACGGTTTCCTACCAATTCATACCTAATAATCTGTTTAGTTCCTTCTTCTACCTTTGTCCCAACTTCAGGCGCACCATCAGGAGGGCAAGTATCTGGTTGTTCTCTCGGCACTTCTGGTGCTGGAGGGATTTCTGGCTCTTCGTGTCTTTGTTCTCCTCCATCTTCTATAGGCACAACCCTTAAAGGTTCAAAATTCATTGGCTCATAACTTGGTGTCTGAGCAGGACACAAAATCATATTGCCATCTGGATCGTTATCTATAAGTCCATCATTTTCACCGCTACGCCTTGCTTTTACACAAGGCATCTCAATCACTGGAAATCCTATAGGAACATTTATTGGTACGTTTGGAGGATTAACGATAGGTACATTAATCACATAAGTATTAACAGGTGTAACCCCTATGGGATCTACACCAATCTTAGGGATCAAAACTTAGGCAAGCCAAATGCTTTTTTTTCTTCGTTCTTTTGCTGTGCAGGACTTAACGCTCCAGTAGGAAGAGCAGGGCCAGATAAACTAGGTAGCTTGACTGCACCCATTACCTTTTCCATTGCTTTGTCTTGAAGCATTTTTTGGTTGTTTTCGTTAGTTATCCAGAGATAACCAAAGACAGTCCCCCCAGTAAGACCAGCTACTAGGAGAAAAGAAATAACACTAATGATGTTTAGTATTTTTTGCATAATTACCAAAGCTTAGGTCTAATGTTTTAGGAATAGTTTAGCCGTTTTCAGAGATAAGCTCTTGTAATAATTCTACCCTTGCTTGTTTCTTGATAATAACTTGTGTTTTTTCTTGTTGAGATTGAACAACACCGTTATATTCTTCAACTAAAGCTTTAAGGTCTGCTTCTTCAGTTGCAAGGCGTTCTTGTGGAGTGGACATAAAACAAATATATGTTTCTACAATATAAGTTTAATAGTATTAACTGACAAGTTCGGCTATCTAAAACTTCTCTTATACTATTCAGCCTCCAATGTCATCAAATAGTTTTTGTAATCTGCTTTAACTTGATCAGTCCAAGCCGTATTGCATATTGCCTGAACCTCTGCATCTTCAGCAGAAACGTCCCACGAAACAAAATCATGCTTGTCATCACCGTCTCCACCTTTTAGAGTCCCAGGTGGAAAAACTTTACGATTAATAGAACGACCAATCTCTTTACCATCTTTTTTAATAATGGTATGTTCTTCCACTTCTACAGACCATGAACGAATAACAGCAATACTGTTATTGATTTTTGTCTCTGTTAATGCCATAGTTTTTTACTTTTGATAAGTACCTGAAAGTTGAAGTGTCTTATTCCAATAATCTCTATATCTTATCCCGTTATTATCACTATGTTTCGCGAGCATACAATATGACGAGCCACTATC